ATTCTGCCTGAATGAATGACATTTTTTAGTCCTCCTTTTTAGATGTTGTAGCCGTTCCATTTCCATATCGTTCTGCCATGAAACGCTCTACTCTTGCTTTTGCATTGCTTGTATCCACGCCGCTGTCTCCGTTTCCTTCCGGTGGCGTGTGCGTGTCTGCGCCGTGCGTTGTTGTTGTCGGAATATGGTCGCTCCACTCGTTCTTGACAGATGTCAACAGCTCTTTAGCGTTCTTTGCTTCGCCGTTATCATCCAGCTCGATGGAATCCACGTCAGAATACTTGATGATCTTAGGCCAGTGCTTCTCTGCGATGCCTGCGTCCTTCAAAATCTTTGTGTACGCTGTTTCCTTCTTTCCTCGCACTTCCTTTTGTGCAATGCCGTTCTTATAGTCCTCGTACTCTTTTTCTAAGTCAGCATATGACTTCTTACCGTCGAATTTTTTGAGCTTTTCTTCAAGGTCTGTTTTTTCCTTCTCCAGGCTTGCCACTTTGGCCGCTTCACTCTTCCAAGTATCGCGTTCCTCCCGTAAAGCCTCGATACTGGCTGTGTGTCCCTGAATGATCTGGTCCGTAACTGATGCAATTCTCTCTGCGTCAACCCCGGCCGTACTCAAAATCTCCCTTACCTGCGCTTTTGTCAATGCCATCTTTTACCGTCCTTTCTCTCGGTCACTTTCTCTGTGATTCCGGCTCCGAATACTCGGTTTTCTAGCGTTCTATGCTAGTTTCAATATATACTTGATTCCGCTTCTTGTCTATGTCAATGAAAAATAACGTTTTTTAGAACTTTTTCAAGTGTTCATCAAGGTATTCTTTCACCTGGTCGGCGTTCTCATCCACTGCGTTCTTCAAAAATCTGTTCGGTGGCATACCGTCTGTCCGGTAAAACTTGCCATCCTTCTCACTCTTATACACCCACGGTGTCATTCTGCCATTAGGATGATACTTGCCCGTGCCTTCATGCACATAAACGGCGTATTCCACGTTCGTGCCTATATGCATTTCTTGTTTTTCCTGGTCTACCTGGTGTCCTATACTGCCCTTTAGCCGTCCGGTATCTACTCTTCTAGGGCTGTTCTCCAGCTCGTCCCTTGCTTCACCCTCAAGAAACATACCTATAGTGTCAAGTGCCGTGTATATGTTCTTTTCAAGGCGCTTCTTTGCGTCGCCTGAATGATCTTCTAACTTAAAGTCACTCATTTTGCTCCCTCCTCGCTTTTCTCCACGCCTCGTCCCTCTTCGGGTCGTACTTTGCGGCCTTCCACTCCTCGTAAGAATCGTACCCGGCTATTTCTCTTCTTCTTTCTGCCCTCGGTGTAAGTCCCTTCGGCACAAATTTGACATTGCACCTACAGTTATAAACCAGATAGCCCGGCGCCGACGGGTCACCAGGGTACTCCATTTTATACCCGTCCACATCGAACGGCTCACCGGCGCCTACTTTCTGACCGTCTGCCTGTCTGTGTGCGTGTCGGGTACGTGCGTCATGTACTGCCATCCATTCCTGATAGCCCTCTACGCCCTCTGCCTTTGCCTCACGATAGCTTTCTACTCTTGCCCCGTTCTCGGCTGCTGTAGCCATTGTCCTGGCGTTCCTGACTGCTGCCGTGTAGTTTGCTTCTCCCAGTGTCTCCGTTATTCTCTTTGCGATTTTAGGTATACTCTCGCCCTGTAGGATCGCTTGCAATGCTACTGACTGGATTTTTTGCTTTTCCCATAGCACTTCGCCTGCCTCTTTCAGTTCACGCAAGCGTTTTGGTGACGGCATCGGCAATAGTTGTGGGTTGCGTTTCAGGATATGTGCTACGGCGTTCCTGTCGTACATCGTGAAGCCTAAATCTGCACCGAAAGCCTTCTCTATCTCGTATTTAGCAAAGTTATAGTTAAGACCCCATATCTCCGGTAAATAGCCGTATACCATCTCCCTTGCTACCATGTTCGCATTGAACATATCTTTTGCCAAAAGGTTTTTCAGACGTTCCCAGCGCCGCCCTACAATGATCTGTCCACGTCTCCAGTTATTGTAGTCCGTAAGGCTTATACGCCCTGCCTCAAGGTCTGCACGCATCGCCTTGTCTTTCCTCTCGAAGTCGGCAAGGTACTTTTTCAACTTTTTTTCAACCTCTTTTGAGGCCTGTTCGTACTCTTCCTTTATGCGTCCGGTCATCTCTTCTATAAGCTCGTCTGTTAGTCTGTGTGCCTCGTCCATGCTATTTCACCGTTACGCTCCCTCTTCTTCATCCTCCAACTCTTCCAGGTCTAATCCAGGCACGTTTCCTCCCTGTTGCTCTGCCTGTTTCGCTCTCATCATGTCTACTTCCTGCTGTTGCATCTGTTTGATGATATCATCAGCCATATCACCGTCTCCCAACGTGGTAAGCAGTTTCTTGATGACGTAATCCTGTGGCAAGTATTGAGCGGCCTGTAAGATATTCTGAATGGTCTCAGATACGTTGATAATATACCCACGTGTAAAGCTGTACTTATCCTCGATACCAGCAAGGCGCATGATCGCTTCAATGAAATCGCCTATCTGATATTCGTAATCGTCGGCTTTCGCGTCCTGTGGGCTGTAGGAAGCCTTGATCTGCGTTGCCGTCACGGCCCCACTTGCGATACGGTCTGTATTGAATGCCATGTAATCTCTGTACAAATCGTTCTCGATACGGTCAAGTAAGCGCTCTCTTGCGTCGTATGGAATCTGCACCGTTACGGGCTGGATATCCTGTCCTTCTCCAGGCGCTGCTACCTTATTCTTTCTCAATCGGTCAAGGAAGTATGCAAGGTCTGGGTCATCCATACCACCTGCGCCCCGGATAATCCAATACAACTGTGCCTCATCCAATTCGTTCTCGTAACCGTTTTTGATAAGGTCGTATGCATCGATTCCTTCCTTGATCCCGACAAGCTCTGATTGCTTCTCTTCATTCGCCCACAACGGCACAATGGGAAAACCGGGGTAATTCTGCCACTCAATTTCCTCTTCGCCGTCGGCATCCGTGCCTTTTACGATCTTCTTATAGCCTTGCTTACCGTGTACCTCTTCTCCGTCCGTGTGGTCTTTATCCCACATATACTCCGTGTAGCCGTCTTCCTCGAAGAGAATCGCCCGAAGCGGCTTGCTATTCGATAATTGCCAGAATTTAACGCCACTACGCAAAGCACCGGTCTGCTCATCCAGCAAGTGCGCAAACTCCTTTGCCCTGAACACCTCTACGTGGTCAAGGTTCCAGAATCCGTACGAAACTCCACCGATACACGCCCACTTGCCTGCCTTCTGCACTGCTCGGTCAAACTTCACGCCACCTAGTTTCTTTTTTGTGGTGTCCTCGTCGAACGACACGCCGTTACCAAGTGAAAAGCCTACCTGCTGGGTAACAAAACGCTTGAAGAAGCCAGAAGCCGTCTTGTGGTTTGCGCTGTACTGATCCTGGATAATTTTGCCCGTGACGGTCGTCAGGGTCTTTTCATACTGCGCAATCGTGACATTCTTTTTCTTGTAGTATTCCTCGGCCTCTAGTGCCGTCTTGTACATATCGCTTTGCTTGTATTCGTCTATCACTGCCCGAACAAACTTTTTCTTTTCAACGTCGCTGTTCTTCTCTAAGCACTCCTGTAAGTCCTGAAATGTTTTCATCCTTCACCCTCCTTGTTATAAATACATTGAAACGCTCGTGTACTGCGTCTTATGCACTGCTATGCGCTTCGTCTTGACAAAATACCGTGTATCGTCCATCGCATGATCGTTCACCTTTACCGGCTTATCTTCGCCAGCGTTATCGTCCCAAATATAGCCTTGCGCCTCTTCTCTCCACGCCTTGCACTTCGGGCTTACCTTTATCTTACCAGTTATCATGGCGCTTGCCGTGTCTCGTACCCCGTCTAGCACTGCATTGTCTGCTGGAAGCACCTTAAACCAGCCCTTCTTTCTTAGAAGTGTGATAAAGCTCGCTGCGCTCGGGTCGATGATAACAGGCATCTTCTCCAGGTATTGCCCGTCCACGCTTGCCCTGTACGCCTTTGCCTGTTTCTCCCGTTCTTCCATGATCGGCCGTATAAAGTCCATAAGGTCATCGGCGTACTCTTCGTCTGTCTTTTGCTTGCCCTCTGTACGCCCCGAATAGTAATATTCGTTCACGCGCCACCACACGCTACCATACTGCGCCCATAGCCCGGCACTGAAAGCGTTCATGGTTCCATAGTCCAAAGACAGACAGTAATTCGTGGGCTTAAAGTCCTTCGGTGGTTCCTCAATGACGTCTTCCCACATCGGATATACAAGGCCCTCGGCTATACATCTCTCTCCCAGTATATCTCTACGATACCAAATTGAGCCTATTTCGTACTGTGATTCGATCTCTTCCCTTCGCTCCTGGCTGATAGATAGGTTATCATGGATCGTGAAATGCTCGTACATGTAGCCGCCTACGTAGTCGGTCATGTACTTATCTATGTATTGTTTATATATCCTGTGTGCCGGATTACATGGGTTAAGGTCCCATAGCACCAATGGCCGTATAGCTGCCACTTGTCGTCCGAAAGCAACCTTGATAAACGACGTCCTAGAATCATCACTGTCGAAATGTTCATTGATCTCCGTTGCGATCCATAGCCCATAAGAGTTACCAAGGATTTTCTTGTAACTGTCACCCTTACCACCACCAACGAAAATAACGATCTTCTCACCCGTCTGCGTGCCAATATACAGCGCCTCATTGTCCTTGTACTTGCCCCAGTGGCAACGGCCCCTGAATATGTTCTCGAGCCCGAAGCCGTTACACACGCCGATATTCAGCTTTGCGTTACCGATAGTTGATCCCGAAGCCAGATGAATCTTATCTTTGCAAGTTTCCAAGTACATACTTGCAATAATGCAATGGTCAATTGTCTTGCCCGAACGGATAGCGCCTTCAGCTACGCACATCTTATTATTCAGTGCGTTATTGATATAGCGCTTGTGCTTATCCGAAAACGGTTTCCACTCAATTTGCTGTGTCTTCTTCACTCGGTGTCACATCCTTTACAGCGCTTCCCATATCAACCGGGGGCAAATCTCCAAACGTCTTGTTATCCTGCATCTTCAATAGCCTGGAAAGAGGCGCCAGGTCTTCTACATTCAGCTCTTCCATTGCTACCATGCTCTTTGCTTTTGCTTCCATTAAGTCAATCTGCGCATTGAGAAGCCGTCTTTCGGCCTTATTTTCCATCGCTCCGTATAACTCAAGT